ATTTTCTCCAACCAAAAATCTATGATTTCTAGGAACACCAGAGTTGTTAGCATATGCAGAGTTATACCAAGTTCCATCTCCGTCATTTCCAATATTAAGTGCTTGAGAACCAGTTCCAGCTTGAATTTGAAAACCTGTATTCATATTTCCAGATGCAGCAGGAGATTGAACACCGCCGTTGTCTATGACTAGAGAAGCACCATTTTGCGTGGTAGTTCCAATTGCGGCATGACCACTTGCGTCTACATTGATATCATCATGGTTATCAATACCTAACGATGATAAAGTTGGTGTCGTAACAACTTGGAAAGAGTTATCTCCACGAAGGAATGTGGTTGCATCTTTCGTTCCAGTTGCAGATAGTTTATCTAGTCCAATTACACCATCTTGAATTTCAGCAGCAGTAACAGAGTTATTCGCTAAGTCTTCTGCTGCGATAACATCTACTCCGATACTCCTTGATACGATTTTTCTAATTGCCATTGTTCGTTAATCCTTGGATTTGTTTACCTATATTTATACGTCTTCATCCTGGCCAGTTGTAGGATTGTATGTTTTTGCATCTTCATAAAAAGATGTTGTCTCATTAAACCCAAAGTCCCCATCATCTGTATCCCAATCCTGTGGTGACACGTCAACTGGTTTTGGTTCAACACTGTATCTCTGTTCTCTCTTAGGTGCATTCACTTGTAAGTCACTATACTGGTCGACTTGAACAGAACGAATAATGTTCTGTGAAGTGATAGGCCCATAGAGGTGATATTTTGCAGTGAAACTTAGAGTGTAGATAATTGCTCTACGACTTGTAAAGTCTCCCTCATAATTGTCTTCATAACTAATACTATTCAAAACAACTGAAACNTCACGAATGATATCCAACTCTGGAATCTCTCGCAAAGTTACTGTATACTCTGGTTGGAAGTATGGAAGAATCTGTTCTAGAATCTGCAATGCATCATCAGAGTTCTTTGCCATAATAAACAACTCAAAGTTTACATTATAAGGAACAGGCATGAAACCAGACTTCAACTGTTCGTTGTCTGTTCCATCTGTTACTCTCTTTACTTTGACTGCCTTGTTTAGTTTCCTTGCACTGTCATACTGCATACCGTTAATCTCAAAACCAATACGAGGCATCGTTACCGCTACCTTCTTGTTTAGGTTTGGATCTTCAGTGAGTCTTGACAACCACTTTTGTTTTGGGCCGTATGCAAGAGGCACTTTCATTGTCTGAGTTACATTACCAGAACCATCCTTCTTTGTCAACTGAATGTTGTTAAAGATGGTTCCGAATGCGACTACGACATTCCTTGTTGATTCGTTGTAAAAATAATTACCTATCATAGTTAGTTCATCCCAGCGTCACCAAATGGGTTACTTTCTGAAAAGTCCAATACATCATCGTCTTCCCATTCGAAAGTATCATTTTGTGCATTCTCATCAATCGTTTCAATAACGTAAGATTCCAGTATTATATAGGACGCTTCTGCATTCTCTACATTGTTTTCTAGAATCATTGCGCCACCGTGTGTTTCGTCTTCCCCAACGATATAGTAACCGTCTTTAGTTGGGAAGGAAGTAGAGTATGCTTCCTGTAGGAATACACCACTACCATCTTCTAGTGCAATCTGTTCGTTAAAGGTTCCAGTTTGTTCTAGTGTCATTTGATGTGACAATTGATCCAAACTGTTGTCTGCTTCGATTGCATCAATCTCTGCAATACCAGTATCCATTCCTTCCGAACCATATTCGAAAGTCTTACACTTCAACTTATAGGTTGGTAGGTTGTGGACTTGATAGAAAGGATCATCGTGATCGACAAAGGTAATCTCAAATAGTTTACTACCTTTTGGCCAATAAATCAAGTCCCCTTCATTTGGGCGACTTGATTCGATGATGTTGTTGTCTACTGTGACAAACTGTTCCCATCTTCTGCGTGCCACTGTAAAGGTAGCATCGTCTTGAATGTCCAAACCAAATTTAGACATGAGGTCTTTCTCACCCTCATATCCATCAATAGTGTCAATATACATTTCGATAAGATAGGCATCTTCAAAAGTAGAACCGATATCCTCACCGAAAACTGTGTCAGTTCCTACAAGTTTACGAGGGATATAGTATACATCTTGCCCATAGATACGCAACTGCTCTATGATTAAATCTTCATAGAGGTTTTGTTCTGGACGTGTTCCTGTATCAAAGTAAACATTGGTTGGCATATCTTACCCTATCATGTGCATCGGCGGTAATTCGTATGCAAGCTGAATTTGTTCTTCTAGTTTATTGATTTCTTCTTGTGCCTGAGTGTAGAGTTGTTCACCGTTTAGTGCAACACCACCCAACATCTGAATGCCTTGGAACTTAGAAAGGTTCGCACCCCATTGTCGTTTAATCAACTGAGTTGCATACTTCTTCAAGAAGATATCATCCCACACATCTGAGTATGTAGCAGGATCAAGTTTGCGATATGCTTCGATAATCAACCAATCGCCTGCAACGTAATCTGTTTGGAAGTCTGCATCCAAGTAGAGTCTGTTCTGGTGTTGGTTGTGACGAATCGTAGTCTCCCCAATCAGAATGTGATCTAGGAAGTCAAGGTGTTGCATTGTCATTTCGTAGTGAATGACTGAGGTTGAACTGAAGTCATATAAGTCATTCAATCTCAACTGATAGCGCACATCAAACATATTGAGTGCAGACTTGTCAGTGAGTGGGAAAACTTTTACAACAGACATGACTGAACTTGGGACAGGAATATAGTTCTTCTGTTCATACCAAGTTGCAGTTGTGGAACCGTCCACATCTGTTACTGTTGTTCCTGTATCATTTCCTCTTGCACGAGTTACATCATCAGCAGTAATCTGATACTTCAGATATACTCTTTCAATTCCATCATAATGATACTGTGCAAAGTATTGCAGAGCCTCATCAATTCTATCTTCAACCTGATCTGGATCAACGTTGATTTCAATCACTGGTTTACCCAATGCTCTTAAACAGTATTCTTTGAATGTTGCTCTTGTTGCTGGAGTTGCCATATCTTTATCCTAGTGCGATTGCAAAGGTGATACCGTTGTTCACCGCTTTTGCTGTCACCTCTGTTGAGGAGTCAACACTTAAATTTGTTCTTGCTGTTGCAACATCATTTACATCACTCAAGTTGTTCGCAACTGCAAGTGCTTCAGATGTAGAGTATACATCTAAATTCGTTCTTGCATCAGCCGCAGTAACCGCACCAGTTCCACCGTCACTGATTGGAATATAATCTGCTGCCGTAAATTCAGCAAGTCCAGTTACATCTGAACCAGTAAACGTTGCCTTAATTGGTGTCTTTGCTGCCATCTGTTATCTCTTAATTCATTACCAGTGTAGTCACAGAGGTTCCATCTTCTTTTGTAAACGGTATGTATAAACTTGCAACCGCTTGTGATAGTGTCCCTGCCTCTACACTTAGATTCAAACTGGTAGATGTTCCATCTTCTTTCACGAAAGGAATTCCAGTAGGAGTTCCAATCGTAATCGTATCTGTGGATGCATCCGTTGTTATACTATTTAGTCCCGCCCCTACAAGTGTAAGGGTGTCCGTAGAACTGTCTGCCTGAACTGTAGATTGCCCACTGACTGCAATATTTGTAAATGCAGAACCCGCTGAACCAGAACCAGTAGCCGTGTCTGCAACAACGACAATACCAGTGCTGTCTCTCATATAGATTTTTTGATCGGCAGTGTTGACTGCAACTTCACCGATTTCTAAATCTGAGGTAGTGGGAGCTGAACCGCCCGTTTCCGAGCGTTTCAGTTTAACTACTGTAGACATTAGTAAGTTCCACCATCTACTTCAATGATTGTTACATCACCAGATGTTACTGCAAAGTTAGCAGTGTTGAATGTTGCAACACCTCTATTTGATGCAGTAGCAANTTCNGCNTCNACTGTGAATGTATTGTTTACATCATCGTATGTGAAGTCAATACCTTCACCAGCAACAAACAAGTTATTGATTCTGTCATCAACTCTTTCGTCTGTGTAGAAGAGATTGCCGTTCTCTGCAAAGTCACCAGTGTCTAGTGTGATAGATGCACCTAGTGCAACAGATGAACCGTTGATTGTCACAGAGTCGTTGACAAGTTTCGCATTCACAATTGAACCGGCAAGCATTGCATTGGTAATACCAAGTGCCTTGACTTGTAGACTGTCACCAGAGATTTCAATTGAAGAGTTGTCTACATTCACACCAAGTGAAATAGAATCACCAGATACGGCAGAAGTAATACCAGAACCACCAGTGATTGTGAATGTATCACCCAAGTCAATCGCCTGTGAACCTGAGTCACCAGCCATTGTGATGGTTGAGTTAGTCAACTTGGTGTTAGCGATTGAACCAGCCAACATTGCATTAGTGACACCCAATGCTTTAACTTGTAGCGAGTCACCAGAAACTTCAATAGAAGAATCGTCTACTTGAACGTCTAGTGTGTTACCAGTTTTGGTAAGTGCCGCACCAGCTGAAATCTGTCCAGCACCAGAGAACTGATCGAATGTGATATTGTCTGTTCCAAGTGTTGGAGTTCCATTGTGTGTTGCAACGTAACCGTTGTCTGCGTTGTTTGTTCCTTCTTCAACGAAAGTAAACGCACCACCAGTAATCTCAGATGCTTCGTTTGCGTCTGGAGTTCTTGTAAGAACGAATGCCGCAGATGCACCACCAGTTGTTGTTACCTTATAGAAACCATTCTGTTTTGCGTCTGTCTGATCTTTAACAAGAACTCTATCGTCAACAGAAAGTGTAACACCGTCAATTGAGATTGCGCCGTTAGCAGTTGCAGTCAATGTTCCGTTAGAGTTGTTGTAAGTTGCAGAAAGGTTTTCTGTAGTTGCAACTTTTACAGATGCTTTAACATCAAGTCCGTTTGCAACTTGGTCAACATACGCTTTGTTTACAAGAGATTGATCTTGGAAACCAGTGCGTGATTCGTAACCAGTAGGAACGATAACTGTTCCCTGTCCATTTGGAGTTAGGTTTACATCACCGTCTGTATCAGTAGAAGAGATTGTGTTTCCGTCCAATGTCAAGTTATCAACATCAACAGAAGTCAATCCATTCAAGTCTGTGATAGAACCACCTAGTGCAGTTGCATCAGAACCGATTGTGATTGAGTCATTGACAAGTTTAGAATTTGCAATCGAACCAGCGAGTTGTGCGTTTGAAACACCACCAGCCGCAATCACTACGTTACCAGATGTAACTGTGAAGTCTGCACTTGCGAAAGTTGCAATACCTTTGTTTGTGTCAGAAGCGTCTTCACCAGAAACAGTGATATCTGTTCCAGAAACAGAAACGTCAATACCTTCTCCACCAACAACACTGAATGTGTCATTGAGAAGGTCAACTGAACCACTACCAGAGTCACCACCGATTGTCAATGTTGTTGCAACACTAGCAGTTGATGCCGCAGTCAATCGTCCTTGTTGGTCAACTGTGATTACTGGAATCTCAGTAGACGAACCGTATGAACCAGTCGTTACTGCGGTATCATCCAAGTCAATGGATACAGTGTCACCAGCAACAGTTGTAGTAATACCAGTGTCACCATTGATTGCGAATGTATCGCCTAAGTCAACTGCGTTTGAACCACTATCGCCAGACATTGTGATGGTTGAGTTTACAAGTTTATTATTTGTAATAGAACCTGCCAAGTCACCATTTTCGATTGATCCAGCCTTAACAGTAACCGCACCACCAGTTACTACAAAGTCATTTGAATCAAAGGATGCAATACCTTTATTCGTATCGGTTGCATCTTCAGCAGAAATGGTTGTTGTGCCTGCACCATCGTCATAGGTAATGTCGATACCTTCACCCTCTACATAAGTTCCACCAGAGATATCCTCAATGTATTCTTGTAGAGATGTGGTTGCGTCCACATACATGTTAGAAACGATAGACTTACCAGTTCCGTCTGGCGTAACTGAAATGTCTCCGTTTGTATCTGTTGATGTAATTGCATTTCCGTTGATTTTAATATTATCAACATTCCACTCATCAACTTTTTTGTTTGCATCTACGAGAACTGCTGCACTTGCAGTCAAAGTTCCCTGTGCGTGATCCATCAAATCAGTGTAATATTTACCACCGATTACTAATGGAGTATTTGTATTGGTTGTCGGATCACCAATAAAGAGTCGGCCACCGTTACCACCGGCATCTGTATCGGTTGCAGAGGTATCGTAAAGATATGCGAGCTCCCCCTGTTCCAACGTAGATGGTAGGTTGGCAGTTGTGGTGCGTTTAATTTGAATAATTGTTGCCATTTTTTTCTACCTTATTATAGTTTTTAGAACGTTCCACCGTTTAGACGAATCTCGCCTGTATCGGTTTCAATACGGTTTGTAATCTCAAATTTCTCAGTAGTTGCAGAATACTGAATCATTGCGCCATCTTGAACAGATGTTGCATCCACGTCTGCAAGTTCTGTGAGTTTACCACCAGTTGCACCAGAGTCTCCCTTAGGCCCTGGCACTGTAACACGAGTTACTTGGGGTTGATTCCCCTGTGATACTGAACCTACTACGGTTCTATTATTATTAATGGTTGCCTTGATTGCCATTAATCTTAGCTCCTTGATACGCTCGGATTAACCGTAGCAATACCCTCAACCACTCTAGTCTTAACACCAACGGTATCTGTTATGACAAGATCATAAACATAACGTCCGTATTCTAGAGCGGCAGTTTGGGTATCAGAAAGTGAGATTGTAATTTGACCTGTAGTCCTGTCGGCAGCAAATGTCGCAGTAAAGTCAGTTGCAGTTGTCGATTCGTAAGTCTTACGAATCTGTGCTAATGCTGTATAGCTTGTCAAGTCAAGTGCAGAACCATCACTATCACTGATTGTGACATGCTGTATAGCTTGTCAAGTCAAGTGCAGAACCATCACTATCACTGATTGTGACAGTAGTGGAAAAGTCAGCACCTTGATCTATAAATATATTTGAAATTGTCGCCATCTGAACACAGTCTCCTTCTTCATCTATTTATAAGGATTGTGTGTTAGATGTTAAAAGAAAACCCCCTTTCGGGGGTTTAGAATTTTTTATGCAGCAGAGTAGATAGAGATTAGTCCTCTACCACCAGCACCACCTTGTCTTGTTAAACTTGTTCCAGTATACATATGTTGCACTGGAACATCGCCACTTGGGTTTTTGCCACCACGGCCACCCCATGCAACAATATTGTAATTGGTGTCGCCCCATGTTCCAGAACTACCAACTTGAGAACCAGCATTACCAACATATTGTCCAACAGAAATAGTCGAACCATTAGCTGTCACAGTTCCTTTACAGATGATAACAATATGTCCGCCTCCAGAACCACCACCCATTGAAGAGTTATCAGCAGATGAAGTTGAATCACCACCACGAGTTCCGTTTGCCATAATTATTCCAGATGAACCAATCGTTAAATCACCACCAACTACAAGAATAATCAATCCACCAGTTCCATCACCAGCATCATTGTTTCCCTCATTTCCAACAGAACCATCTGCACCGCCTGGATTACCA